CCTCCGCCGCTTTGCGCAGAATCCAACCGCCTTGAGGGTGTCGACGCGCAGCGCGCAGCAGCGCGTAGACCGTCGCGAGCTCGCGTTCGCTGTAAGGAACGCTTTCACCACAGAAGAAGGCAACTGTAAGCAGCAACAAGTGTGGGTCGTTTCGGTAGCTCTCGTCGCCGTTGGTCCTGGCCATGATGCCTCCTCATCGGCAGTTGTGGTGAGGCCGTCGGGCTCGTAACGGAGCTCGGCGGCCGCTTTGCCGCGGGATGCGACAAATACGGGTGCCATGAACTACCCGAAAACTACCCGGATCGGATTTGAGGCGGCGCCTGATCGGCTGAAGGCCGCATAGATATTGGCGCTCCCTACGGGAATCGAACCCGTGTTTTGGCCTTGAGAGAAGAAAAAAGCCGTTCATCGGTGTTCGCGGGTATCTCTGTAAGCCTTGTAAGTAGGCCATTTCAGGCTATACTCGTTCACAAGCATTCACCCAGGGATATTACCCGGAATTACCCGGAATGGCTAGACGGCCACGAGACTCGCGAATTGACTCGCGTGACGCCCGCCTGAAGCTCGTCAGGCGCGAGGATCCGTACTGGCAGCAGATCACTCCGGGCGTCGCATTAGGTTACGTCAGGGGCGCTCGTGGCAGTGTCTGGCGCGTCCGAAAATACGAAGGCGGGGCGTACAGGAAAGGCCGGCTCGGAATAGCGGACGACTACGCAGACGCCGATGGCCGCACCGTGCTGAATCATCGGCAGGCTGTGAAGGCGGCGCTCGAATGGGCCAAGTACGAGCAGGAACCGACGGACGCGACGGTCCAGGAGATCGCCGACGCGTACCTCGAGTGGCACAAAGCACACTCGCGGGCCTGGAAGTCGACCGAGTACAAGCTCGCCGCAATTACCGACACGCTCGGTACGCGCAAGGCGTCCGCGTTGACGACGGCCGGGATCCAACGCTGGCACCTCGGGCTCGTGGATACGAAGGACGAGCCGGAGTCCGAGACGCTGCGGAAACGCAAGGCAACGGCGAACCGACTGTTGACGGTATTTCGCGCCGCGATGAACTACGGATGGCGTACCGGAATGACGTCGAGCTCGGACGCGTGGCGCCGAGTGAAGCCATTCAAGGACGTCGACGCGCCGCGCGTGCGGTTCCTATCCGAAGCAGAGTGCAAGCGGCTCATCAACGCCGCGCCGGCAGATTTGCGCCAGCTCGTCAGAGCAGCGCTACTCACCGGCTGCCGGTACGGTGAGCTCGCGAGGTTACGCGTTGCCGATTTCAACGCGAACGCCGCCACGATCACGATCGCGCAGACGAAGGCAGGGAGGACGCGACACACTCCGCTGACTGATGAAGGCAGCGATTTCTTCGAGCACGCAACGCTCGGACTCAAGCACGACGATTTGATATTCCGACGCGCGGACGGGACCGAGTGGAAAGCGTCTAATCAAGTGCGCGCGATGCTCGAGGCGTGCGCGGCCGCAAAGATCGACCCGCCGGCTTCGTTCCATGTGCTACGGCATACATATGCGTCGCTGCTCGCGAGCAATGGCGTACCGCTGCAGATCGTGGCTGTGGCACTCGGGCACTCCGACGTTCGTATGACTACGCGGCACTATTCGCACTTACGGCCTGATCATGTGGCCGAGGCGATTCGCGCGAACCTGCCGAGATTCGAGAAGAAAAAGCGATCCAAGGTCGCACGGCTCGAATGACAAAGCGCGGCCGACCCGAAGGTAGCGGTAAGCGCTGGTCCGCTGAGTCTCTTGCGTCCCTTTGGGCGCGTATGAAGTTCGTGATGCATCGAGATCGACATCGCGACGTGAGAAGAGCCGCCGGTACCGTTGTTTCAGACGGGTATTTTCAATGGCGCGAGGGCAGGGTTTGGGTTTCGCGTCCGTTCAAGGAATCTGAAAAGAGTTCGCTGGTCGCGGCGCTCAGTAGGCACAGTCGCGTCATGGACAAGCGCACGGACTGGCCGACTGAAGTATTCCGCACGCAGTTCTACCGGGCCGAGCGTCTACGCAAAGCCGACGCCGAGTTTCGAGCGGAGTGCGATTCGCTGTTCGCGGAGCTTTCAGAGAACTAGACAGCGATTTTTTCTCACACGACGCTGGCCTGTAGGTCACACGAGGTCAGCGATATGCACACTAAGTTAATTCCCGTTCAGCGTGCGCGGAAAGAGCACTTCGCCGCGATGGCGAATGCGAACTTCTACTCGCGGTTCGTCAACACCGGGCGCTTAAAGACCAAGCTCATCGGCGCTCGCAGGTACACGACGGATGCATGGATCCGCGAATGCATCACGGCGGTCGCCGAGCAGAACGGCGAGGCCGCGTAATTTCGTGCGTCGCAAAAAACAACGGCGCCCGGGCAGGCGCCGTCAGATAGACCAAAGTGCTGCGGATAGGCAGCGTCGACCACACAATAACACCAAAATCGTCGCGCTGCTCGCCGAGCTCCACCGGAAGCGCGACGATGAACGGCACACGTAACGGCGTCGTCGAGCTCGATTTGATCGCGCGACTCGAAGACGCGAAACAAACAAGTCCGGCTCGATGGCTAAGTCGCTGCCCTGCTCACGAGGACAAATCGCCGTCGCTGTCCGTGCGTCAGTGCGACGACGGCACATGGTTGCTGCATTGTTTTGCCGGCTGCGAGCCGCTCGCGATTTGCCGCGCGATCGGTGTCGAATTTCGTGACCTATTTCCAGCGCGTCAGATTCGCCGCATCGAACATCGCGACCAACCGCGGCTGTCGGCGGCCGATGCGCTCGAGGCGATTGACCACGAGCTCACCGTCGCGACGCTGATTCTGCACGACGCTCTCGAGCAACGCGCAATCGACAGCGAGACGTGGGAGCGCCTTGCGATCGCTCGCGCGCGTATTGGTTCGGCGCGAGCGCTGACGGTGCGGACGTGAGCGAGCAACTGGCACGGATTCAGGCCGCGCTCGATGAGCGTGTTGCCGAAGGTTTGCGGCTCGTGACGCTCGACGAGTTCATCGTCAAGCCGGCGCTGTCGTGGCTCATTCGGGACATGCTGCAACCGCAGTCAGTCGCCGTCGTGTTCGGCCCGCCGAAAGGCGGCAAAACGTTCACGACGACGGATCTGCTCATGCACGGAGCGCACGGGATGGAATGGCACGGGCACGAAGTGCCGCGGCCATTGCGTGTCGCTTTCCTCGCCGGCGAGGGCCGCACGGGCCTCAAGGTGCGGTTGCACGCTTGGCTCGAGCATCACGATACAGCCCAGCTCGGCGGCGACTTTCGGTTACTGCCCGAGGCGCTTTCGCTACCCGATAGAGTCACTGAAGTCGTCGAGCTGCTCAGGGTTTATAGACCCGATGCTGTCGCCGTAGACACGCTCAATGCGTACTACGGGCCGGGCGATGAAAACTCGACGCAGGATATGTCGAGCTTCGTTGCGTCTCTGCGGCGTGTCCGCGATGCAGTCGGTTGCGCAGTCATCGTGCTGCACCATACCGGCCTTGCTGACGCTGGCCGAGAACGCGGCTCAAACGTGCTCAGAGCGGCCGCTGACGTCGTGATTCAAGTCGGCAAGGACGAAGGCGGAACCGGGCTCGTGGGCTTCCAGGTCGTCACGGCGCGCGACTTCGGCGAATGGGAGCAACCGCTATCCCTGCGGCTCAAGCGTGTCGAGACTGACTGGACCGACGACCAAGGCCGCCCGATGGCGACGTGTATCGTTGAGAGCGCAACGATGCCAGTAACGCTCGCGGGCCGCGGGCGCAAACTCTCGGACAAGCAACGCATTACCGTCGACGTCGTGCGAGAGCTGGCCGCCGAGCGCGGCAAGGGTAACGATCAAGCGCTTATTGCCCGTGCCGACATCATCGAGCGTGCTGTCGCTCGTGGCGTCAATCGAACCGTCGTCTATCGGCACATTGAGCAACTCGCCGACCGGATGCGTTGGCGTGTCGTCGAGCCCGGCGGGCTCATGGTGACTCTGTGACCAGTGCTCGGACTTCGCGGTTGTCGCACCTGTCGCACCTTAAGGTGCGTGCGACAGTGCGACAAGCATCCCGCGGTCCTGTCCCGCGTCGCACTTATATATGTGCGACACCGTGCGACAAAAGTGCGACAGCGAGTAATTGCGCCATGTTGAGGTGCGACAAGTGACTGCGACAATGCCGACAACCCGCAGCAACGCCGAAGCCATCGCACGCAATCGCGGCTATCTGCTCGAGACTCGCCGCGGCGACATCGTGATTCGCATCGCCGAGTCCGGGCTCGTGATCCACGAGTGCGGGCGATGGTCCGATGCGCTGAAGTTCCTGATCCAAGCGCCGCGGATCAACGGGAACGACGCGCCATGAGCCGTCTTTGCGCATGGAAGCATCGCGGGATCCGCCTGGGCAAAGGCCAGGTTGCCGGTATCGGGCCGACTCGCTATCGAGTTCGGACTGGGCGCGAAGTCTCCTATACGACCGTCGAAGGCCTCAATCGCGAATGGCTCGATGCGTACGTGCAGTACTTGAGAGAGTTCGGCCATGCGTCGGAGGCTCTGAAGCTGCGAAACGAATGGCTCATCGCGAAACGGATGCCCGCGTGAGCCGCTACGGGACGCGTCCGCAGAAGCGCGCACGAGGCTACGCGCTCGAGAGCGATCGCGCGGCTCGGCGCAGCGTGGGAAGGCGCAGCGCGGAATGCGCGCGGGTCCTCCAGCAGGGGTGCCGCCCATCGCGGGTCCGCGACCGCCGTTTCTTGCGTCCTTTGGCGACTTTGAAGTTTCGCTTCCGTTTCCCTGAAGGTGACTTGTGATTGACGACAAAACGACGGTGAGTGCATCGGATCTCGGTCGGGTGTTGAACCTGACGGCGCGGCGCGTGCGGCAGCTTCACGAGGAAGGCGTGTTCCCGCGTTCCGAGCGTGGCCGGTATCCGTTGGCCGCGTGCGTACAGGCGTACGTCGCGACGATCGAGGCGGCGAGCGATCCCGAGGAGCTCAAGCGCGAGCGGATAGAGCTCATGCGCGCGCAGCGGGCGCGTATTGAGCAGGACCTTCGCGACCGGCAGGCGAACGACGACGAGCTCGACGACCAGGACCGGCTTATTCGTGCGCTCGCGTCGGAAGCGGGTGAATGGGTGCGGCTTATTCCCGGCTGGCTGTACGGAACACTCGCAGGGCTCCAAGTTCAAGTCGGCGGAATGAATGATCCTTCCCGCGAGCTCAGCGAGGAGGTTCGGCAGTGGTGTATCGGCATCCGGGCGAAGCTCGAGGAGCACTTCGTCGAGCTCGCGGCGCGGGCGCGGCGCAAGCGGGTTGCGCTGCGCGACGAATGGGACATCGAGCGGCTCGAGCTTCCAGCGGTCGGTGACTGGCGGACGAACGGAAACGGGAGCGGCTGAATCCTTGCCGGCCGTCCCGCTACAACACGCCGCCCGCGAGCTCGGCTGCTCGCGTCGAACGGTCGAGCGCATGCTCGCGGCCGGCGCGCCGTGTGAAGGCAAAGGCCGTAACCGACGCGTCGACGCCGAGGCTTTGCGGCGCTGGCGCTCCGACGACTCTCTCGGCGCTGTCGCTCGCGCGCTCTATGGCGTTTGGAAACGCGACGGCGGCGAAGGCGTGCCGATCTGGTTGTCGCTCGGGCTGCCGGAAGCGCAAACACTCGCGCTGCTCGTCGAGACGTATGAGCGAGTCGCACACGAGCTCAGGCGAAGCTCCGAGCCGTTGCCGGCTGAATTGCGACACGTCATGTCGCGACTGGTACAACTGGCGCAGTCTCAACAGCGAGTACGCACGGATGGCACGTAAACAGCCGCACAGTTTTGGTGGGAGTGACGATGACGATCTCGAGATCGTAGCGCGGGCCGCTGGCCGCGAGGCTGCGCAAGAAGTCATCCGATGGATGCCGAGGTCGAGCAGCAGCAGCGGTCCGTCCGCGTCCGAGATCGCGCGCGCACTCGTCGGGCCGCAGAAGCCCGAGCCGTCGAATTTCCTCTCGCAATGGACGCGTGACTTGCTCGACAACCCGGCCGCGCTCGACACGAAGCTCGAGCCGTTCACCACGGTCAGCGTCAAAGGTTCGGACGTCGTTGCGGGACGCCAAGGCTGGCGGTTGCCGAATGACTTTTTCCGCGATATGACCGTTGCCAGCGCTCCGGGCGGCGGTCATCTCGTGAGCACGACGAACTTGCCTTACTTGCCGGCACTGCAAGCGGCGAGCGCGTGTTTGCAAATGGGCGTGCAGCCGGTCCCGGTCACACTCGGCAGCCGGTTTCTCCCGCGCGGGACGGCATCGGTCACGACGCAATGGCTTTCGACCGAGGCGACGCAGATCACCGAGAGCACGCCGACCTTCGGACAAGCGGCAGCGTCGCCGAAGATTCTCGGCGCGTACGTCGAAGTCTCGCGACAACTGGCGCTTCAGAGCGACGACAGCGCGCTCCGCAGCGAGCTCATACGCGCAGCCGGCGCCGAAGTCGACCGCGTGATAATCCAAGGCTCCGGCGCCTCCGGCCAACCGCTCGGCGTCATCAACACGGCGGGCATTGGTGCCTTTACCGGCGCGTCACTCGACCAGGCCGCAGCTCGCAACGCGCAAGCCGATGTGGTCATCGCGAATGCGAATGTGGGCAACCGGCTCGGCTACCTCACGACGCCGGCAGTTGCCGATTTACTTGCGCGTCGGCAGCGGTTCACGGGCTCCGATCGCGCGCTCTGGGAAGGCTCACTCGTCGATGGCGTGCTCGAGGGTGAACGTGCGATGAGCACGAACAACGTGCCGACCGCGACCGCGGTCTATGCCGACTGGAGCACGATTCAATTGCTCACCTGGAGCGACGTCGGGCTCGGGATCATGATCGACCCGTTCACGAAGTTTCAAAGCGGCATTGTCGGTTTCCGTCTCTTGATGGCGGTTGACGTCATCGTCTCGCGCGCCTCGGCGATCTCGGTCGCGACGAGCATCACATGATCTCGGCCGACGATTTGCAGAACCGTGTCGCGCTGCCGACCGTCTATGTCGTCGTCATCAAGCCGTTGTTCTTTGGCGGCCGGAAGCGGCTCAAAAACGAGCGTCTTTGGCTCACTGAGAACGACGCTTTGAGCTTCGGCAACCGCGTGCGCATCTTGCGCACCGTTCGCGATCACAAGGTCCGCGAGCTGATCGAGCTCGGCGGTCGAGTGGCGCCGCGATGAATTTCTCGAGCGTTTGGTTTCTTCCGCTCGAGACGGGTGACTCGACTGAGCCCGCATCCATCAGCGAGCGCCTGCGCGTGCTTACTCCATGGTACGGTGGCAGGCCGCGGAGCCGAGCGCATCGGCGAAGTCTCGGCCGCGGCGTGAATCCTCCTCGAACATCCTCGGCGCCGCGGTCGAGCGTTTTAGCTGATGGCTGACCCTAACGCACGATTCTCGATCACTGCCTCCGATCAAACCGCGGCCGCCTTCCGTTCGGCCGAGCGAAACTTGCGCTCGTTGGGAGCCACCGCCAGCAGAGTCCGTTCAGTGCTCGGCACTTTCGGCATCGCGCTATCCGGCGCTGCTTTTACTGCGTGGATTCGCGGCGCGCACGACGCCACGAAGATGACCCAGGAGCAGCTCGAGGCGACCAAGGAAACGCGCGAGGCGATGGCGCAGATGCGCGGGGCGTCCGACGAGCTCGCGCGTGCGCTCGCGTCTTCGCTCACGCCGGCCATGCGTGAATTCTCGTCCGCGCTCTCGACTGCCGTGCAGTTTTGGAGCGAGTTTCTCGCCGTCCCGAAAACACTGCGCGGTGCAGAGCTCGATCGAGCACTGCTCGGGGACATTCAAAACGAGATCGCCAAGACCGAGGAAGCGTTGCGAGCGGCTGAGTCGGCGCGTGGCGTCGCGGCCTTTAGCGCGCAACAACGAATCGGCGCGTTGAGCGACGAGCTCTTGCGCTTGCAACGCACGGCGATGGAGGTGTTCAAGCGAATTCAAGGGGCTGAGGGCACCGCGGCCGCGCTTCCCGCGCCTGCAGCCGTCGGCGAGATCGCGCCGATCTCCGTCACGAGCACGATGCGCGAGATGGCGATGAACGTGCCGCGATTCGAGGGCAGCGTGCAGCCGATCATCCTGAACCAAGACATGCTCGACGAGCAGCTCAAGCTCGAGGACCAGTTTCATCAGCAGCGCATCGAGGCCGCGGAGCGCGCTGCTGAAATGCGCAAGCAAATCGAGCGCGGCGTTGCCGAGGAGGAGCGCCGTCTCGCCGAGGACCGCATCGCTATCGAGGACACGGTGCAGAGCATGAAGATGATGGCAGCCGATAGTGCTGCCGGCTTCCTGCGCGCTATCGGAGCAGAGCATCGCGGCGCGGCCATCGCAGCGCTCGCGATCGAGAAGGCGCTCGCGGTCAAGCAACTGCTGATTCAGTCGCACGTCGCGGCGATGCACGCTTTTGCGCAGCTCGGGCCGATCGCCGGCGCGCCAGTTGCTGCGAAGCTGCTCGCGATGGGTCGTATATCTGCTGGCTTCGTCGCGGCGACGGGGCTTGTCGAGGCGCTGCAGCTCTCACACGGCGGTACAGGTGCGGCGACATTGGGCACGTCAGCGAATCCGCTCGTCACTTCGTCCTCGTCGACGTCGGCCTCAACAACGCAAGCGCAAGCCTCACGCCAAACCGTCGTGCATGTTCACATTGACGGTCCGCTGTATGGCTTTCCTGATTTCGAGCGTGCGGTCACAAGGGCACTCCAACGCTCCACTGACCGCGATGTCGTGATCATCAGCAGCAACAAGACGGCGCAAGGGTCTATCATCTCGAAGTGGCGACAATAAGTGGTGCGCGATTGCGCACCCGTATTCTCTGCGCGAGGTGGCCTCGATGACGATCGTCGACCTGAAGGATTTCCTCGAGCGTAACGACAAGGAACCTGAAGATATCCGTGCGGTAGTCGCCAAAGGGATGGCGACGAAATTGCGTGAATATGCGGCGGCGATCGGCGTAGACGATTCGCGCTGCGTATCACAGGCAGAGCTTATCGCAGAGACGGTTGTCCGAATGCTCCGCCGTCCGCCTGCGCTGCAGACGGCGGAGATATTGGAAGAAGTCGCGAAGGCAGTCGAGCATTGCGCGACTGAGTTCATCAACGTCGCACCGTATCTGTGCCTGCCGTTGGAGATCCCGCAGCGGCGCTGAGTCGACCGCTAAAAAAAACGGCCGCACTAGGCGGCCGTAGAGACACGATCACCACCGAGGCCGAGGATTACGTCGACCGCCGCCGCTTGCGGCGCGCCGGCTTCTGGGCTCGTTTCACTCGGAAGCGATCGAGAATCGGTGTAACGTCGACGCTCTCGAAGCCGTCCTCGCAATACTCGTCGGTCGGCTCGCAGTTGCGGATGGTGTCGAGCGTTGTCTCGAAGGACCATCTTTCCTCCGCCGCTTTGCGCAGAATCCAACCGCCTTGAGGGTGTCGACGCGCAGCGCGCAGCAGCGCGTAGACCGTCGCGAGCTCGCGTTCGCTGTAAGGAACGCTTTCACCACAGAAGAAGGCAACTGT